GAGATAAGTAATTATGGAAATTTTAGAGTTATAGATTATTCTAAAATTCCAAGGATGTTAAAACAACATTTAAATTCAAAAGGATATTATAGGGGTTGTATTGCTGATAAACACATATTAATTCATCATTTAGTAGCATACGCTTTTCTTGGAGAAAGACCAGACGGAATGGTTATAGACCATATTGATAGAAATCCAAAAAATAATCATATATCAAATTTAAGATATTGCACACCAAAAGAAAATTTATATAATTCTAAACTCGCAATTGAAAAACGTGGAAAAGATATTAAATATGTATGTAATTGCGGAACAATACTTAATAATGAAAATTCTAAAATAGCTCGTCACGAAAAATCCGAAAAACATAAAAAATATTTAAATTCACTTTTATAAATTTTATTTTTATTATCTTATAGGTAATAAAAGTAATGAGCGAAATTACAGCAGAACAAAAGAAACAATTATTAAAACTCGAGGGTTTCAAAGAAATCAGAGACCAATATGCTAAAGAACAAAAAATGGCAGGGTCAGGTAAGAGACGTATGAAAGGCAAAGGCGGATTTTGGTCGGATGTTTGGGATTGGTTCAAAAGCGCAGGAACAACTGTCAATGATTTTTTAAAAAGAACCAAATTGATTTCAAATGTTGCAGGAGCCGTCCTACCATTACTCGCTCCTATGGGAACCGCTCTCTTAACTGCAAATCCCTTGGCAGCAGCCGCATCAGTAGGAGCCGCAAAAGCCGCAGCCGAGGGTATAAAATCACTCGGATATGGTTCTAAAATGAGAGGTAAAGGAAATGACCCACTTGCTATCAATCTACCAAATCAACGTATCAGAGGAATCAAACAACCAGTTAGACGACTTGGTGCAGGAGACCCAGTTGATGCTTTGGCAAGTGGAATCAGTTCTATAGCGCGTTCAATAGGGAGTTTAGGAAAAAACAGTCAAGTTCTAAAAAATCTCAAAAAACAAAGAGGAGGTTATAGTTCAGAGGATGCTTTACTCATAGCCAAAGCAATTACAGGTAGAGGAGGTTATGGAACTATGAATAACACAGTTGGAGTAAATGGAGTCCCACAAAGAACATCGGCACCAGCACATTCAGGTATGATACATAACATTGGAGGTAAAGGAAAAGGAAAATCTGCAAAGATGAAAGGTATGGGAGGCACTGAATACGGAACTGTTTCATCTGAATATGGAAATGTAAAATTCTAAAAAAATAAATTTCTTTAAATAAATGAATCAACAAGGAGACGGTATTTTATTACGCGACGCTGGAAAATTTCCACCTGCTGACCGTAAACTTATCGAGGAAGTCGGAGGAGAAAAAGTTGAAAAACTTACTCTTTTCAGATATCCAATTCAATTATCTAAATTCGCAAAGTTTATCGGAGCCTTGAAAAATACACCATACGACGACCTCATCCACATCGGTGTAGTAATCAACGGAAAATATCTCACAGAAAAAGACGCAGTATTAAATTTTGAAAGAGCAGGAGTCCCATCTCAATCAACCGATACTTTAGACGTTCCATTAGGAACAAAAAGTATAACAATCAACGATTTACTCGAAAACACAAGAAAGAGAATGGGAGACGAAAGATTTTCAACTTATAAAGCGCTCTCTTGGAATTGCCAAGATTACTTACAGAATATGTTAGAGGCTAATGGTGTATCAACCGCCGAGACTACAAAATTTATAAAACAGGATTTAGAACAAGTCGTTAAGAATCTACCATCATTTGCAAATGCGATATCCAACTTTTATACTGGAGCAAAAGCAGTAGTTAATCGATTGACTAAAGGAGAGGGTGATTGTCAATGTGGAGGAGGAGACCAACTTTTTAACTATCAACTACATCGAGCGAAATGCAAATTTTAATTTAAGTTTTTTATTTTATTATTATTAATATATAATAAAATGACGAGTGCTTTCACATCAAATTACCTCGCACTAATGAATTTAACGGAAGTCGTAACAGATGTTTTAAATTTGGATGGAATAAATTATTCATCACTAAACGCATCCGGATATACAGGGCCGACAGGACATACCGGTTGGACAGGATTTACAGGATATACAGGATATACAGGATATACAGGATATACAGGACACACCGGTTGGACAGGATATACAGGATATCCTGTATATCCTGTCCAACCGGTGTGTCCTGTATATCCTGTATATCCTGTATATCCTGTATATCCTGTAAATCCTGTCCAACCGGTATGTCCTGTCGGCCCTGTATATCCGGATGCGTTTAGTGATGAATAATTTATTCCATCCAAATTTAAAACATCTGTTACGACTTCCGTTAAATTCATTAGTGCGAGGTAATTTGATGTGAAAGCACTCGTCATTTTATTATATATTAATAATAATAAAATAAAAAACTTAAATTAAAATTTGCATTTCGCTCGATGTAGTTGATAGTTAAAAAGTTGGTCTCCTCCTCCACATTGACAATCACCCTCTCCTTTAGTCAATCGATTAACTACTGCTTTTGCTCCAGTATAAAAGTTGGATATCGCATTTGCAAATGATGGTAGATTCTTAACGACTTGTTCTAAATCCTGTTTTATAAATTTTGTAGTCTCGGCGGTTGATACACCATTAGCCTCTAACATATTCTGTAAGTAATCTTGGCAATTCCAAGAGAGCGCTTTATAAGTTGAAAATCTTTCGTCTCCCATTCTCTTTCTTGTGTTTTCGAGTAAATCGTTGATTGTTATACTTTTTGTTCCTAATGGAACGTCTAAAGTATCGGTTGATTGAGATGGGACTCCTGCTCTTTCAAAATTTAATACTGCGTCTTTTTCTGTGAGATATTTTCCGTTGATTACTACACCGATGTGGATGAGGTCGTCGTATGGTGTATTTTTCAAGGCTCCGATAAACTTTGCGAATTTAGATAATTGAATTGGATATCTGAAAAGAGTAAGTTTTTCAACTTTTTCTCCTCCGACTTCCTCGATAAGTTTACGGTCAGCAGGTGGAAATTTTCCAGCGTCGCGTAATAAAATACCGTCTCCTTGTTGATTCATTTATTTAAAGAAATTTATTTTTTTAGAATTTTACATTTCCATATTCAGATGAAACAGTTCCGTATTCAGTGCCTCCCATACCTTTCATCTTTGCAGATTTTCCTTTTCCTTTACCTCCAATGTTATGTATCATACCTGAATGTGCTGGTGCCGATGTTCTTTGTGGGACTCCATTTACTCCAACTGTGTTATTCATAGTTCCATAACCTCCTCTACCTGTAATTGCTTTGGCTATGAGTAAAGCATCCTCTGAACTATAACCTCCTCTTTGTTTTTTGAGATTTTTTAGAACTTGACTGTTTTTTCCTAAACTCCCTATTGAACGCGCTATAGAACTGATTCCACTTGCCAAAGCATCAACTGGGTCTCCTGCACCAAGTCGTCTAACTGGTTGTTTGATTCCTCTGATACGTTGATTTGGTAGATTGATAGCAAGTGGGTCATTTCCTTTACCTCTCATTTTAGAACCATATCCGAGTGATTTTATACCCTCGGCTGCGGCTTTTGCGGCTCCTACTGATGCGGCTGCTGCCAAGGGATTTGCAGTTAAGAGAGCGGTTCCCATAGGAGCGAGTAATGGTAGGACGGCTCCTGCAACATTTGAAATCAATTTGGTTCTTTTTAAAAAATCATTGACAGTTGTTCCTGCGCTTTTGAACCAATCCCAAACATCCGACCAAAATCCGCCTTTGCCTTTCATACGTCTCTTACCTGACCCTGCCATTTTTTGTTCTTTAGCATATTGGTCTCTGATTTCTTTGAAACCCTCGAGTTTTAATAATTGTTTCTTTTGTTCTGCTGTAATTTCGCTCATTACTTTTATTACCTATAAGATAATAAAAATAAAATTTATAAAAGTGAATTTAAATATTTTTTATGTTTTTCGGATTTTTCGTGACGAGCTATTTTAGAATTTTCATTATTAAGTATTGTTCCGCAATTACATACATATTTAATATCTTTTCCACGTTTTTCAATTGCGAGTTTAGAATTATATAAATTTTCTTTTGGTGTGCAATATCTTAAATTTGATATATGATTATTTTTTGGATTTCTATCAATATGGTCTATAACCATTCCGTCTGGTCTTTCTCCAAGAAAAGCGTATGCTACTAAATGATGAATTAATATGTGTTTATCAGCAATACAACCCCTATAATATCCTTTTGAATTTAAATGTTGTTTTAACATCCTTGGAATTTTAGAATAATCTATAACTCTAAAATTTCCATAATTACTTATCTC